CTTGCTCCGTTCGCCGTTGTTCTTCAGTTGATAGGATTATATCATCTTCATCAAATGATTTAAGATTTACTTCCACTATGTTTCCGTAGAAATAAGGAGTATTTAGATAATATGGAATCCAATAAGCAGATGTTATATGGTCATCATGATTTCCGCCAAGTCCACCCCATTTAGTGGAAGTTACTCTACCAAATGAGTATAGTTCATTAATGGTTTGTCTATCATATATATGCATAAATTTACGTTGCATATAGGTCTTAAACAAAATACATGCATGGAGCTTCATCTTTTCTGATGCCCATAGACCCATGTGATTTCCCTTTGGATCGAAGTGAATCAAGTTTTCGTATTCAACCGTTCCATGGAAGAAATTAGTTGCCGCAATGCCAGGTCCATTCTGTTCAATAATAAGAGATGGTTCGTGATACTTTTTGAGTATCACATAACATTTTTTACAGAATTCCTCTATTTCCATTTTATTGGATGATATTACGGCAACTTGATGTAATGTTATATTTGATTTAACCAAGAATATTTGAAGCACAGAACTATCTTGGTGGACACCATATCCAGAGTCAAGTGATGCAACATATTCCCAATTTTTTGTTTCCAATTCAGCTTTTGGTCTAGGGAACTCATATATACGAATCATCTCAGGAAGATTTGGTATATGCTTCGGCTTTTCCGCTGTAAGTGTTTTGAGGAAGTGATGGTCAATCAATGTAGATACGGAACCAATGAACTCACATAAGTATTCCTGATTGAAACGAATTTCACCAATCTTCTTACGTTCATTGCGTGCCCATTCTTCATCACGCCCCAATCCTTCCGCATTCCATGGAATTTCACTACGAACATAACCATTGCTATGTTCATCTGTTTCAGCATTTTCTTCGGTAGCATTTTCCCACATGTTGAAGAAATGATTCATACCAGCTGGTGTTGATGTTATCACAACTTTTGTTGTCTTACCTGATGAAATAGTAGGAAATACAGAAGCAATGAAGTCATCTGCGATGTGTGGCTTAACGAAAGCAAACTCATCAAGGTATAACAAATTAATTGACATACCACGAATACCATCCGGTGATGTAGCAGCGCAAATAATGCGGGTTCCGTGTGAGAATTCAATCGCACGTTTGTTCCATTGCTTTACTCCAGGTTGCATCCAACTTGGTAGCATGATATACGAATCACGCAATTGTTGCAATTGTTCTTGTGCGAGATTCAATTTATTAGCAAGAATCGCAACAACTTTTGATTCATTAAATAGGGCATACCACAAAATGTATGCACGAGTGGTGGCCGATTTTCCACACTGACGTGGGAATTTTACGATATTAAATCGGTTGCGATCAAACTTTCCGATCAGTTCTTCTTGGAACTTATATAGACCAAAAAGTTGCATTCCTTTATCTTTAGTATTGATATATACATAATTTCGAATGAAGTAAATAGGATCACGAGCGCATTTAGCCAATTCACGCAACTGGAATGCATCTACCTGAACGCTCTCATTAGAATCACGTAAATTATTAATTCCATTAAACGCCATACAGAACACCTCGGTGACGGGTAATAAAATTGCAATTGTATTCTTGCTCAAATGCATCCGCACCGATTACGGATTTCATTGATTCATAACGGGTCTTTGATTCTCTATCTTCATGCAATGAATAGTGTAAATTAATGGGTCTGAAATCATTATAATCAGAAATAGCATCTGTCCATAATTTATAGAATGCATTTAATCCATTTGGAGTGGAAGTAATTACAATTTTTCCAGTCTTGCTTGCTAAAACAGTGGGAAAGACAGAAGCCATAAATTCTTCAGCGTCTTCTTTATTTAGGAATGCGAAATTTTCAATATAAGCATAATTAATCGTCATGCCCCTCACTGATCCTACTGTGGTAGATGCGGCAATTACATAATTTCCGTTTACTCGGAGTTGTGTCTTATTATTCAATTCTATTTGAAAGAACTGCTTTAATATATCAGGCATATTTGCGATCATGCTCTTTAATATGTTGAGTGTGCTACACGCTCCGTTCAGTGTGGTATTGAAAATAGCATAGGTTTTATCCCGTGAAAATAGAAGATCGTGTAGTATATATGCACACGTCAATGTAGAGGTTCCCATTTGGCGACTTTGATTTATGATTATCCGTCTATACATTGTATAAGTTTCGGCCAATGCAATTTGATATTTACGTGGATTAAACTTGGCAATTCCAGCATCTGCGGTAGTTATCATGACATAGTTTTTGATGAAGTATTCTAGATTCTTACATTTTTCAAGTTCTGTCATTGCATCTAATACAGGAATTTCTGGCGGTTGTGTTTCTATTAATTCACCAAGTCCGTTCATGAACTCAGATAGTTCACGGCTATATTTGTCATGATATTCGGTTATGGCTTTGCGAATTACTTCAGATCTGCTCTCGGAAAACATGTCAGCTAGATTATCTATTGTCTGGTTTGTTTCATCCGTGATGTATATATTGATTCGTTTCATTTTTCTTATACTCGTATGATGTATACATACAAGTGGTTTATAAATTGCTATATTTACGGGAGTATAAACTTTTAAAAACTACATTGGAATTGGAAAAATGAGAGAATTGAGCAAATTTCGGCACTTTTTGGAATCCATCAAACGACTTCATCCCGTAATGAAGCCTATTGTTGAGTCATTTGATGTACTCTTTAGTTCACGGAAATCACTTTTAGAGGGGATTGAGTCTAAGATTGATTGGAATGAGTTCCCCGATCCTATGGTGCAACATGGCGTTGAGATAATGAAGCTAATAAGTGACTTCGGTTATGAAGCATACGTTGTCGGTGGTGCGGTGCGAGATATCGCAATGGGTGATAAGAACGTGCATGATATTGACATCGCTACTAATATGCCCATCGCTGAAATCAAGTCCAAGTTCAAGACGGTAGAATACGGTGGTGGTGAACGTCACGGAACTGTGATTGTTCATTTTAAGGGAAATGATTACGAACTCACTCAATTCCGAAAAGATGGTGATTACAGTGATGGTCGCAGACCTGATAGCGTTGAATTCGTGAATGACTTCAAGGAAGATACTGCTAGAAGAGACTTTACCATCAACTCAATGGGAATTGATACAGACGGAAATATCATTGACTATCATGGTGGTATGAATGATATCAAGTCAGGAACCTTAAAGACAGTTGGTAATGCTGAAGGTAGATTCACTGAAGATGCTTTACGCATTCTTCGTGCGGTTCGGTTTGCGGCTCGATTTGACTTCAAGGTTGATTCTGAAACATTGGAAGCCATTAAACGATTAAAGGATACCGTCACCACTACTTCTATTGAGCGCATTCGGGATGAGCTATTGAAGACCATTGAATATGGTGGTAAAAAATTCGGAAACGCACTTACATTACTCGCTGACACGGGGCTGTGGAGTGTCATTATTCCTGAAGTTGCATTGACTCCAGGAAAAATTACTGCGGTCAATAGAGCTAATGTAACGAATTTTAAGGTAAACTTCAGTATCCTTTTCAGTGATATGGCACCAAATGCAGTGGATGAATTGACAAGACGGTTAAAAATGACTAACGATGAGACAAAGAGCATTGTATTTATTGTCACTGCTCTTCCTCTATATGCTAAATTGGCTGACCTACCTAAGCAAAAGGCATTATCAATCGTGACAAGTCATGATTTCCCATTGATCAGAGCAACATATATTGCGTTGAACGGTAGAGATATTGAAAATGTGGATGACATCATTGAAAATATTTCTAGATTTAAGACTATCGTAGATCGTCAAAAATCCATCAACTCACTTATTAACGATCTTGGATTCAAGGGAGCCGCTTTTGGTAATGCAGTGAAAGAAGTCAATAAATGGCTATTTACTGAGTTTGAACGTGGTTCTACGCCTAGTGATGAAGAGATAAAAACCTTTTTAGGAAACCTGAAATGACAAACATTCTTGAAGCAAAGGAAAAGTTTGATACCCTAAGTTCCAAAATCACAAATGGGACTGTTATTCGGGTATTTGATTTTGATGGAACCTTATATAACTCTCCCATTCCAAATCCTGAGCTATGGGATAAAAATATGATAGGCACTCTGATGGGAGAAGTTCATCGGGGCGGTCTTGGGTGGTTTCAAAATCCTATAACCCTTAGTGAGAAATACCTAGGAAACAGCACATTCAATAAAGATGTGATTGCTGAAGTATTCAAGTCAATGAACGACCCAAATTCCATTACGGTGTTATTGACTGGTCGTACCACTGAATATGAGTATTTGATCAGAAACATTCTGGATGAGCGTGGGCTTGTATTTGATCATT